CCAGTGCGCCGCGCCCTGCCGCCGTTGTGGCGGCGGTAAAGACCGTAGAGCCGATACCGGTTGCGCCGAGGTTGGTGCGTGCCGAGGCTGCGTTACTCGCGCCGGTGCCCCCTTGCGTAAGCGGCAAGATGCCGGCGAAGGGCGATGACGTGGTGGCCGCGACGATGTTTGCGCCGTCGCAGTACAGAATAGCCGTTGCGCCTTGGTTAACCAAAGTGACGGCTCCACTACCGCCCGCGCGTAGGCCAAGCGTGAACGCACCGGAGGTGGCGTTATTGACCCAGTACTGCTGCACAGTAGCAGGCACAACGACGACCGAGTTCGACGTCAAGGTGCCTGTGAACTTGTACGCGATACGGTTCAGTTCGGATCCGGCCAGCGTGTACACGCCGCCAGTGACGGCCACAGACGTATAATCGAAGGCGAACACAGCCTGCTGCCCAAGGCCGATTGTGTACCACTGCACGCCGTCGCTGACGAGTACGGCGCTGTCATTTGGTTGGAGAAGGAGCGTCGCGCCCGCATTGATCAGTTCAGATCCCGACGGGTCGATCGTGAGGTCACCCTGCCCGCCGTTGCGCACCTGCACGAACCAGCCGTCGCCGGCGGCAACGGAAGTCGGCAAGTTCAACGTGCCAAGGCCGCCAGACCAGATAAACACCTTCGCGCGATCAGGGGCCGTAAGGCTGTAAGGCGTGGCGGAGAAGTCGGTGACGTCGTAATTCTGCGAAAGGGTAGAACCGTTGGCAAGCAGACCCGCACCAGCCAAAGCCGCAGCCTGCGCCTGTGCAACAGCCGCGCCATAGCGGAACGTACGCCATTGGCCGCCGACCGTTGTGTTCAAGATCAGATAGGCCTGCCACTGCTCGCCGGCTGCGATGCTTAAAATAGCATTACCGGCGGCGTTGTTGATCGTGATTGTGCTTGGCCCGAGGTTGTTGAACAGGACTGTCTGGCCGACGCTGACGGCCGTTGCGTCGGGCATGGTGACCGTAAACGCCCCAGTCGGTGTGATGTCGATAATGCGCGCGACGACATTGCTGCCCTCGGCGGCACCGACTGGCCACTCAAGCGAAAGGTTCTGGGTGAGCGCCAGTGAAAGATAGGACACATCGGCGGGATATATCGTGGTACCACCGAAGACTTGAGTAAAACTACCAGACATCTTTAAGCCTCCTTACGCGCAGCGTTGCGGTCGAGTATCTTGGCGATGTCTTCGCCATTCAACATCGCCGCCGCGCGGTCGTACATATTTTGCCACACGGGTATGCGTTCGTCGTTTTTCAGGAAAGGTGTAGCCTCGAGCAGAGTTGCGTACAGCAAGATCTCAGGGGCGTTTTCCGTCAGCCAGTTCGTCTCCGCACTTTCGTCAAGGAGCGGCGGCAACTGGTAATATAAAATCTCGATTGGGTAGTCTGCGTCCGGCGTGGGCGCGACAAGCCAATGGTCGTAATCATAGTCGCTGTAGAAGATCGGCTGGTCAGTTTCGGCGGCGTTGGGCCAGTAGCTGCGCAGATAATCATAGCTGCGCGTGAACAGCGGCTTGCGCGTGTTGCCGCCTGAACCGGTGCCGATAAACATCGACACCGTATCGCGCCAGCGATCGGGTTTGGAAATAACGGCCGAGCCTGCCTCGAGCGTGGTGGTGACGACGTTGATAAAACCTTGGATCTTCAGCTCACGGGCAATGCGTCGCTCGGCCAGATTGATCAGCCGTGGGATCTGCTCGAAGACGATCGGATCCGAAGCAAGCGTGTCTCCGCGCTCAAGATAGCGCTGCACGTCTTGCTTCAGGCTCGTAAATGTCATTGCAGTCGCCATAACGGATCTCGATACTTAAGGGATGGGATTTACGGGATCGTTAAAATCGCGCGGCTTTGGCGTGTTCGGGCAGTCGTTCTCGCATACGCATGCGTACGTGCTGTTGTGCTTTTCGATCTCCGCAACCGTCAGCGCGCTGTCGGCCGTGGCTGAGTACGTGATAGGCTTTGTTACGGCGCAGTAGCCATTACTCGGCACGGTCCCTGTCCCATCGGTTACGCAAGCGCTCGTCGCGCTCGCGATCAGGGATGTTAATAGCAGCTTCGCCCAAAGCGATTTGTCGGTTAATTTCATCGTTCATCTCCTTAATGGTTTCGTGACGGCCCTGCTGCTTCCAACGGTGCTCCGCCCAAGCCGCAAGCAATTTGTCGATGACACCCAGCAGAGCCGCCCAGAACTTCATTATTCCACTGTCTTTGGCTTGCTCACGACGGACCAGACTGCCACGACGACGGTCGCAAAGGCACCCGCCAGAGCTTCAGCGGTCGCGCCGTCTACCCAGCCCTTGCCGGCCATGTACCCGAAGACCGCCGCAAGCAGCGTGCGCAGGATACCAAATAGTTGACTGTTCTGCATAATATTTCCCCTTACTTTTCGTTGACGGAGCCTTTTCCGCCGGTCAAGTACACGGGCAGGCCATTAACCGGCACGCCCCTTGGCCAGCGCGAGGAAACAAGGCGCACCTTGTTGATCTTCATCACGCTGACAGCATTGCCTTGGTTGCCCCCAAGAACGTAATAATAAGCTGCATCCTCGCCGACATAAAAGCCGACGTGACCGCCACCTGCGCGGTCGAAAACAAGGATGGCACCTTGCGCAAGCCTGCCGGCCTGAAGCAAAGAACCGTAATCCGCCCACGCTTTGGCGCGCATATAGTATTTGGGGTAAGGCAGGCCGGCTGCGTCCATGCAGTACGCCACGAACACACCGCACCACGGCGTCTCGTCATCGCGCCACCAAGCGCGCAGCTTTACCAGCCAACCGGTAATGATGCTGTTATGCTTCGGCCCGCGTATCTCGGCGACCCCTTTAAAGGTCTCGGCAAGCTCCAGCCACTTCGGCGATTTCTTACTCATTGTGCTTTCCCCCAGAAAGTTGCTACCCTATAGCACAGTTAGACCCTTAACGAAAAGCGCTACTCCACCGCCAGCCAAAGCAACCAGAGCACGATCGACCCACAGGGCCGTCGAGGTGTTCCTTGGCTGCGCGACTTCGATGGAGGCCACCCGCGTGTCGAGGTCATCCACGGCCTTAATCATGCGCTCTTCGTTTCGACTTATGGCGGCAAAGGCGCGCTCCAACGCCGCAGTTATTTGTCCTTGCTGCTGCTCGACCAGTGCCAGCTTGGTGATAGCCTCCGACAGTTTATTCAGAGCAACTTTCACCTCTCCGACATCGCTGTGCAGCGCGTCCAGTTTTAATGTCCAGACACCCTCGTTCACGGCACGTCCGTCACGCTGGCTTTGGCCTGCTCTAGGATCTTGCGCAGCAAAGGATCGACCACTTTATGTGGAAGCTCCTGCAGCGCGGCGAGGATCAAATTGTCTTCACTGGTTTTCTTGAGGGACGTAATCGCCCAATTGTTGGTGATCGTCATGCTGCTTCTCCTGTTATTTCGACCCACGACAGAGCATCTTCATCCCACGCATACGCTCCGTCTTCTGGACGCGGTATCGGAGCATCCCAAAGGCATGTATCTTCAGACAGAACCCACGAGGGGTATGGCTGGGGCGCAATGAATGCATCACGCCCTGTGTCGTAAGCGTAGCCAATCCCTGCGTAGTTCATGCGGAGTGGCCGTCCCTCTGGATGCTACCCACACAGTTCCGTCCCATGTGTATGTACCGCCGTTTGCAGAATATGTCTGGCCCACCGTGGGGCTGGCGGGAAAATCTAAAGCGGCCATATTATTCTCCCGTGCCTGCTAGCTGCGGCCATGTAATATTGAACGGGTTTGCTTGGCTGGTAATGTCGCGCAATGCTTGTCGGTATGTTGCCCACGCCGCCGCGTCTACCGGAGCGTCAGGAAGCTGCGTCCAATCAGAGTCAGCCAGCATCTTATTGCGCTCAGTGCGTATGATTGCCCACTGCGCCTCAATCTTTGCCGCTACTGTGTCTTCGTCCAAGTCAGTCACCACATAACTCTGTTTCCAGACGCCATCGACCAACAGCGCGGGGCCTTCTGCGCGCGTCTGTGTGGCAGGGTCGAAATAAGGTGGCGTAACTATTTTCTTCTTGTGGACGCCGTAATGCGCCACCTGCTCGTCAGTTAAGAGTGCGGCGTAGCAGTAATTATCTGCATCCCACTGGGTTGGCTCAAAGCCATTGATGTGCCGGATGAAGGTGTCACCCTCTACTTGGACGTAATG